CAAGGAGCAGGTGATATACAAATGAGATTTTTAGATGATGGCTCTGCAATAACCGGTTCTAATTACAGACAAACTACTTTAGGTTTAACGCACAACAATTCAGAAAAAAGAATTACCACAGATGCAGCAGATAAATTTACTCTTGTTGAACAACAAAATAGTGGTGATAAAGACCCAATGAATGGCTTTATGTATTTTAATAATCCTGCTGGTGGTAGATGGGATTCAGATTCTAATGATTCTAAAGGACAAATATCACCATCATTTGTTTATCAAATAGGTGGAGAGGGCAGTAACGGAACATCAAGAATTGCACAAGGTCATGGATATATTAATGACACACAAGCAAATACTTGTAATGGATTTCAATTAATATTTGCAGGTGGCACAGGTGCATCAAAAATTAACATGACAATTTATGGAGTTGTGAGGGCATAATGGTAGCAATAGTAGATAACAAAGGAACAATTACAACTAGAGAAGAAGATGCTAAAACTTTATCCGATATACAAGCAACTAAACAATGGTATATAGATAATGCTTATATTCTAGGAAGAACAGGAGATACTGGTAGTAACTTTTATGACTCAATAGTAAACCAACTTGATATGTTATATAAAGATATAGATGCTGGTAAATTAGGAGATACTGCTAAAACAGGCTTGTGGTATACACATATTAAATCAGTTAAAGATAACAACCCCAAAGGCTAGGAGAAATTAAATGGGATTAGAAACAGGAACATATATATCAGACTTAAATAGTTCAAACCCAGTAGCTGGTGATCCAGTTAATGAGGGTGATGACCATTTAAGACTTATAAAATCAACAGTCAAAGCAACTTTCCCTAGTGTTACTGGTGCAGTTACTTCAACGCACACAGAATTAAATTTACTAGATGGTGTTACAGCAAATACAACAGAATTAAATTATGTAGATATAACTACCCTCGGCACAGCACAAGCATCTAAAGCAGTAACAGTCGACGCTAGTAAAGATTCAACAGGTATTAGAAATTTAACTATATCTGGAACTTTAACTATAGGATCTAACACAGCAACAACTCTACAAGCTGTATATCCAGTAGGTTCTATTTATATAAATGCAGCAGTATCTACTAATCCTGGGACATTATTAGGTTTTGGTACTTGGGCAGCTTTTGGAGCTGGTCGAGTTATAGTAGGTTTAAACGCAGCAGATAGTGATTTTGATACAGCACAAGAAACTGGTGGTACTAAAACGCATACATTAACTATAGATGAAATGCCATCTCATAATCACAGCGTAACAATGAGTACAAGTGATACTGATAATAATAATTTATCAGAAGGTGATACATCAGGAACTTCTAGTTTTACTACATCTTCAACAGGTGGTGGACAAGCACATAACAACTTGCAACCTTATATCGTTGCATACATGTGGAGAAGAACTGCGTAATGGCAACCTTTCAAGTATTAAATCCGAAAGGAATGATTAAAGATACTAATGATACTGTATTGCCTAATGAGTATTTTTCACATACACAAAATGCTAGGTTTGAAGATAACGCGGCTAAAAAAGTATTAGGTCAAGATCAAGTATTTGGTACACCTTCAGTAGCCCCTTATTTTGCCTTAAATTGGTCTACAGGTGCTAATAACTATTGGTTTTATGCTGGATCAGCTAAAATTTATAGATGGAATGGTTCTAGTCATGAAGATTTTACAAGAACATCAGGTGGAGATTATTCTACTAATTTAACTGCTTCAGGCAACTGGACTGGTTCTGTATTTAATGGACTAGCTATTTTAAACAATGGAGTAGATGATCCACAATGTTTAGCTACAACAGGTGCTAGTAAGTTTACTGATTTAACTAATTGGCCATCAAATACAACTTGTAAAGTAATAAGACCTTTTGGTAATTACTTAATAGCTTTAAATATGACTGAATCTTCTACTAATCTACCTAACAAGGTTAGATGGGGAGATGCAGCAGAAAACCTTACGCTACCTAGTTCTTGGACAGCATCTAGTACAAACGATGCAGGTTCAGCAACAGTAGGTGATGCAGGTGAATTTATTGTAGATGGATTTCCCCTTAAACAATCTTTTATAATATATAAAGAAAACACTACATACATTATGACTTTTACAGGTGGTAATTTAGTATTTGATATTAAAAAGCTATTTGATGACTCAGGCGTTTTATCAAGAAACTGTGTAGCAGAATTTAATGGTAAACACTTTGTAGTAACTAATGGTGATCTTATTGTCCATAATGGTGTGTCTAAAGAATCTGTTGCTAGTACAGTTGTTAAAAGAACTTTATTTGAAGAAATAGATAGCACTAATTATGCAAACATATTTGTAACACATAATAAACAAAAGAATGAAATATGGGTATCTTATCCAACAGTAGGTTCTACTTATTGTAACAAAGCCTTAATATGGAACTACAATACAAACTCATTTAGTTTTAGAGAATTGCCTGATATTTTACATATAGCATTAGGTATAGTAAATCCTGGTGCATCAGCAGTTGTATGGTCAGATCAATCACAAAGTTGGGATTCCTATAGTACTACTGAGAACTGGGGGCAAAGAAACTATAACCCTACAGAAACTAGTATACTAATGTCTAGCACAGGAGATACTAAACTCTATAGAGGAGATAATGGGTTTGATTTTGCTGGAAATAACTTTACTATGATTTTAGAAAGAAAAGGATTAACCCTCGATGGTAATACTAATACTGTAAAACAAGTAAGAAAGATTACTCCAAGATTTTCTAGCACAGGTTCTGCTGAAGTATTTGTAGGAAGTTCTATGACCCCTGATGGTACATATACTTACAAAACACAACAAACTATAAATCCTGACACACAGAATAAAGTAGATGCTAGAGCAACAGGTAAATACATAGCTATTAAGTTTCAAAACACAACAGCTACAACTTTTGAATTAAACGGATATGATATAGAATATGAGGTAATAGGAGAACGCTAAATGTCACAAGCACCTAAATATACGCCTAATCCAGTACCTGATAATCCTGAAGATTTACCACAATATTTGTTACAAGAATTTCAAAAAATACAAGGAGCATTAGAAGAAAACCCTATAGCTTTTATAGAAGAAAAAAATGTAGAACCTAGTAGGGTAAAGCAAGGTGATATAGTTTATGCTGATGGCACTAACTGGAATCCAGGACAAGGTGAAAACTTATATTATTATGATGGTTCGGTATGGAGAGCCTTTGCAGGTGGTAGTGGTGCAGGAGATTTTGCACAGATTGCTGATACCACACAACAAACAATATCATCAGCAGATACAGCACAAGCTATAACTTGGAATACTTTAGTTAGCTCACAAGGAATAACTATAAACGGAGTAGATACATCTAAGATAGAATTTAGCAAGACTGGGAAATACTTTATTGATTTTTCTGCTTTAGTTCATTCTAATAATGCTAGTGATAAAGATATATATTTCTTTCCAAAAATTAGTGGCACAGATATAGCTGGTTCTGGAATTTTTCATACGATACATTCAAATAATCATGAAAAAACTTTATCAAAAGCAGGAATATTTAATATAACAGCAGGACAATATCTGCAAGTTATGATGGCATCAGACAGCACAGATTTAGATATTAATGTAAAAGCAGCAACAGGATTTGCACCAGCAACTCCATCAGCTACAATTACTCTTATACAGGTAAGTCAATAATGAGTTTATATATATCAGGAATACCATCGGATAGAATCAATGAGGTTTGGGAAGACTGCGAACCTTATATAGAAATGGGTAATGGTAAAAGTAGAGATGAAATGTCTGTTATGGATATTTACGCAAGATTATCAGAAGCTCGTATGCAACTGTGGTTAGTTTTTGATGATAATAGAGAGATTATCTCGGTACTTACTACAGAGATTATAGAATATCCTAGAAAGACTACTTGCAGAATAGTTACTCTGGGTGGACAAGACCTAGACTTATGGGTAGAACAGTTATTAGAAACCCTAGAGGAATGGGCATTAGAGAATGGTTGCGTGTCAATGGAAACTATATGCAGAAAAGGTTTTACAAAAAAATTAGAGAAATTTGGGTATGAAAACGCATACACAGTTCTCGTAAAAGAACTTACAACGATACATTAGAGGTATATCAGATGGGAAAAGGAAGTAATACAAATACAGTTACAAAAGATGCAGAACCATGGGAAGGACAAGCTCCTTACCTAAGAGATTTATATTCTCAAGCACAAAGTCAATTTCAACAAGGGCCTTTGCAATTTTATCCTAATAGATTAACAGCTTTACCAAGTGATACTACTTTACAAGCTGAACAAATGTTAGAACAAACTGCACTTGGTCAACAATCAGCTTTAACAGACAATATAACACCTGCATTTCAAGGCTCATTAATGAGTCCTTATCAAGCATTTACTGATCCTCTATTACAGCAATCTTTAACAGCAGGTTTAAGACCGATTGAAGAAAGTACCTCAAGATTACTTCAACAAGCTCGTAGAGATGCTACACAAGCAGGACAGCTCGGTGGAACTCGACAAGGAATACTAGAATCTGAAGTATTAAAAGATATGTTAACTAAACAATCAGATGTTGCATCTAAGTTATATGGTGATGTATATGGAGATATAACTAAATCAAGAACAGCAGCTTTAGGTTTATCGCCTACTATTATGAGTGCTTANACANNACCAGCTCAAACATTAGCAGCAGTTGGAGCATCAGAACAAGCAAGATCACAAGCAGATATTAATGAACAAATTGCTAGATTTAATTTCCAACAACAAGCACCAGGGCAGAATTTAAATCAATACGGAAATATTGTAGCAGGTAGTATATTACCACCATCAGTTACATCTTCTTCAGCAGGTGGAGGAGTTAGTGATTTAGCAGCTACTACAGGTGGAGCAGCAACAGGATATGCTTTAGGTAGTCTGTTTCCAGCAGTAGGTGGCCCATGGGGAGCAGCAGCAGGTGCATTATACGGATTATTAAGTAATTAGGAGATTATAAATGGCAACAATACAAGAAGAAATAAACGCTAGAATAGAAGCAGAAAGAATTAGAAGAATGAATATGTCTAATCCACAAGTTAATCAACCTGGATTTTTTAGTAATATATTTGGTGGCCCACAAACTATTCCACAAACAAGACCAGAAGTAACTCAAATGGCATTAAACCAAGCGAGTCAAAATTATAATCCAGCTATGGGTAATCAATATCCAGCACCAGCACCTAGTATGTTTAATGTGTTTGATCCTGATTATGTAAAAAATTTTAATGAACAAGATTCTTTACAAAAATCTTTAGAATCAGGCATAGGTTCTACTTATGATGTAGGTTTACCAAACCAAGGAGTCTACACAGGAGATGGAGTTAAACCTACAGACCCTAGTATGCTTGATAAAATGTCAGGATTAGAAATGATGAATTTAATTCAAGGATTACAAGGACTATTAGCACAACCTGATGCTGATATAAGACTAGATACTTCTTCCCCAGGTGCTTCATCAGGATTAAGATTACCAATACAAGACCTGTATTCAGGTCTATTGAAATAGGAGATATAAATGTTATTTTTAGCAGCACCACTTGCACAAGGTCTTTTATCAACAGCAATAAGAACTGCTGGAAGTAAAGCTATACAACCCTATATTACTGAGCTTGTTAGTCTAGGAGCAGGTAGAAAAACAGCAACAGCTTTAGCAAAACAATATGTAAAAAATGTAGGTAAGGCTAACAAAACAGGTTCTTTCCCTTTAATTGATAAAAAAACAAGTCAAAGTTTTGTTAATGCTTTAAACAATACACAAAGAAGTGAATTACAAAGGAAAGGTTTGTTAGCATCAGATGAAGTTGCCCAAAATCTTTCTAAGGCTAGAATGTTAGGAACTCAAACTTCTCCTGCAGTAAATGTAAGTCCATATTCAATGAATGTTACAAAACAAATTTCTGGTATGCCTGTAGGTTCAAGTAGCAGAACTATGGGTAGTACTTTTGGTCAAAAAATGGGAACAGGTGGCGAAAGAATAGTTATTCCTAGAAATTTTGTTCCTATATCTGAAAGAGCAAGTAAAAGTGGAAAATTTTTACCTGTACCAGTACAAACAGGAGCAAATCCATTACAACAACAAGCATCAAGAATTGCATTGCAAAGACAAAAAGAAGCTATGCAAAGAATGAATAGACCTATAACACAAACAGTAGACAAAGGTTTAAACAATTATGCTGCTGGTGGTTTATTAACTGGTCTTAGTGTTGCACCAATGTTTATGTCTAGTGAAGAACAACCAACACAAGCTGGTACTATGTCAACAGGAAGATTACTTTCACAACCACCTCAACAAGAACAAGCCCCAGCTATGAGATTTGGAGAAGTATTAAGACCAAGTTCTCAGTCAACAGCTAAAGAGGTTTTAAATGCTGCATTACTTAGAGCAGGATTATCTTTAATGAAACCTACAAGACCTGGACAAACTCCTTTAACACAAGCCTTAGAATCAGCATCAACAGTTGCTAGTTCACAAACAAGCTATACAAGTGGAGAACAAGCATTAGCAGCAGGTAAATTAGCATTAGGTGAAGATGCAAAAATATCTGTTTTCCAAAGATCAGATGGAACATTTGGTTATCAAGGAACAACAGCAGATACTTCTTTAACTGATAATAGTTTTTTTGGAGAACAACCTAAAGGAGATAACGTAACAAAAGAACAATACGATAAAGCTGTTGCAACAATAAAAGCACAATTTCCTGATGCTACAGAACAAGATATTAAAGATACATTAGAAGCTAATAATATAAGATATACAGGAGAATAAATTGGCAGTTTTAGATATAAAAATACCTCAATCAGCAAATAATCAAAAAAAAGGATTAGATATTGATTTGTCTAATGTTTTAACAGGTAATACATTAAAAACTTCTGATTTATTTCCAAAAGATCCTGATATACAACCAACAAGAAATCCACAAGAAGAAGCATCTATATCTCAAATGGGTCTTGCTTTAGGTACTGAAATAGCTATTGGTGAAACAGGAAGAATTGCTGGTGCAACTGTAGCAGGACCATTAGGTTATATAGTAGGTGGTTTATCAGCAGGTGCTGCTGGTTCATATGTAGCTCAAAGAATGATTAATCCTGATAATATATCTTATGGAAGAATTTTAGCTGACTCATTTATTAACTTAATTCCAGGATCTAAAAGTAAAAAAGGTTTCCAAGCTGTTAGTGATGCTGTTGTTAGACAAGGTGGTATTGGTGCTGGAATAGCAGCAGGTGGAGTAACAGTAGAAAAAGGATTTGATGAAGGTCGTATGCCAACTATAGATGAACTTACTAGTGCTGGTTTTACAGGTGCAGCATTAGGTGCTGGACTAGGTTTAACTGGAGCTATGTTTAGTAAAGTTTATAGTAAAATAGAAGGGTTAGAGTCAAGAGATGTTTTAAAACTTATAGAAACAGATAAAGATGTAAAATTACTATCAGATAAAATTAATGGTTTAAGAAAAAAACAATTAGAAACTTTTAAAATAGAAAACGAAGAATCTTATATTAGATTTAGAGAAAATTGGGACGATGAAAATATTAGACAAAGATTAATTCAAGATGAAGTAGCTGGTGGATTATATAAAGATGGTGGAATATTAAAAACATTAGGTAAAGATGATGCAGATTATTACTTACAAAAAAGATTAGCAGAACAAAAAATTAAAGACCAAACAGATTTATTAATAGATTCTAATAAGTTAATTAACGATGGTTTAATTAGAAAAGCAGGAATACTTAACAAAACACCAGGAATGGAATCTAGGACTGTTGAAGAACTTTCTAAAGATTTAGACACTATNTTACTTGCTAAATATGCACCTGAAGTAAATAGAAGGCTTGGTNAAAATAATCGTGCTGGAATGAGTAACGAGTCAGCAAAAGCAACTTTANATAAAATGAAAAAGAATGGAACTTTAGATTTACTAGATACTGAAATAAAAGAATTACAATTTTTATCAAAAAAAATATTAAATACAGCAGAAGGTGGTGGTTTAGTTTCTAAAGAACAAGCAGCTATATGGAGAAAAGAAAGACCTGACTATGTTCCCTTAAATAGAATTGTAGATGAAACAGATATTAAATCATACTTTAATCCTAAAAATGCCTTTGGAGAAGTTAGAACTACAGGTATAAAACAACTTAAAGGAAGTGATTTAGAAGTTGGCTCTATTAGAAAAAATATTAACGAAAGCCTAGCACAAACTATAAGGAGAGCAGAAACTAATAAAGCTAATATAGCTTTTAAAAGGTTATTAGATCAGAACAAAGATGTAGCTGACTCTATAGTAAATGTTAGAGCAGACAAACAACCATATTATAAACAAGTAGAAACTGATAAATTCCAAGATAATGTAAAACCTAGCGATACAACTTTAAGCGTGTTTGAAGATGGGAAAAAAACATTAATTGATTTTAAAGATAAAACTTTAGCAGAAGCATTTAAAGGCAGACCTAAACAAGAAATGAATGAATATGTTAAAGCTATTTTTAATGGAGCTACTTGGATAAACAGAAAACTTGGTAGTTTGTATACAAGATATAGTCCTGAATTTATGATTCCAAACTTATCAAGAGATAGAACAGAAGCCTTTGTAAACAGTATGACTAAACTAGGTTTTAAAAGTCCAGTAAGCAAACAAGCAGCACAGTTGTTAAATCCTAAAAATATAGGAACAGATATGAAAACTGTTTACAAAATAGAAATGAAAAAAGCAAAAGCAGAAACTCCTGCAGAAAAAAAACTTTTTGAAGAATATAAGGATTTTAAACAAAGTGGTGGAGCTGTTGGTGGATATGGATTGTCTACAGTACAACAAGTAGAAGATAAAGTAGCTAGATTAGCTGACATGACTAAAGATGGAACATTTTTTACAGCATCTATGAAACAAAGAATAGATAAAGTTGATGATCTTGTTAATAATTTTAACAAAATGTTTGAAGATGGAACTAGATTTGGTGTATTTAGAATGATGAAAAACCAAGGATTTAGTTCTGATAAAGCTGCATTAGCTGCAAGAAACTCATCTTTTGATCCAACATTAGGTGGTAAACAAGTAGGTCTTATAAGAGCAGGTTATTTATTTGCTAACCCTGCTATACAGGCTAACAAAGTATTATTTAAAAATGTATTTAAAACTAGAGAGAATGTAGCTAAAACATTAGGTGGTTTAATGGCTATAACAGGAGCTGTTGATTATTATAATACTTATCAAGATCCTGAATGGAGAGAAAAATTAAAGTCTACAAATGGAAGTAATTGGGTTACTAATAGAAATTTAGTATTTATTACAGGTGAAAACGAAGATGGTGAATTAAATTATGTATCTTTACCTATAGGTTATGCTTTAGTTCCTCTTAAAGTTTCAATGGATAAAGTACAACAAGCTATTAGACAAGACCTTAACCAAGAGCCAGGAGCTGTAGCAAAAGAAATAGGAGAAGAATTTTTTGACACTTTAAGTCCTTTTGGTGGAAGTCTAGTTCCTACACCTTTAAGACCTTATAGTGAATTAATAGCTAACGAAGATGGTTTAGGTAGAGCCATTAGACCTGAATGGTTAGAAACTAGAAATATGCACAGTTCAGAAAAAATATTTCCTTGGACAGCACAAACTTATGGTGGTGAAATGGCTATGAATTTAGCTGATACTGCTAAAAACTTAGGCTATGAAGTTAGTCCTGAAAGTTTAAAATATTTAGCAGGAACATACTTTGGTGGCCCTGGACAATTTTTACAAAGAATACTTAATGTAACTAGTAAGATTTATAATGGTCAAGCTCCATCTCCAAGAGATATACCTATTCTTAGAAGATTTTACGGAGAAAGTTATGATGAAGTATTTGCTGCAAGAGCAGGTAAGTTTTCTGAAATAGAACAAATACAAAAAGAAGATAATACTGAAAAAGCTAGAAATGGAAGATTAGCTTATGACATTTTTAAAAGAATGGAAGATGCTAAACCAAATGAAAGAAGAAAAATATTAGCAGATGAGGTATTAAAAAATCCTGAAAACATAAATGAGCAAGTTATTAAAGGAATAACTAAAAGAATTAAAAATAAACAAATGGGTCTTACTTCTGCTGATGCTAGGGTTAAATCTTTAAGTATAAATAAAAGAGCAGAATATTTAGCAGATCAAATGCAAACAATGACTATACCACAAATACAAAAGTATATTAAAGACCAACAAAACAAAGGTATTTTAACTGATAATGTTAAAGAAGTATTGGTTAGACTCAGACAATTTCAAGATATTAAATTGAGGAAAACAGAATGATACCAATGGAGTTAATTTCAATGCTTGGCTCTACTGTACTAGGTGGCGTTATGTCTATCATGGCACAGAAAGGACAAGCCGAAGCAGAGAAACAAAAGATGCTGATGCAACGAGCAGGATTTGCAGCAAAACAAACTGACAAAGCTCGTGATGTTAAAGATGCACATACTAAGCATACTCGTAGATGGATAGCTTTAATGTGTGTATTCTCTATTATTGTAGTACCAATTATTGCACCTATCTTTACCGATGTTAATGTTATCTATCAGATCGTAACCGAAGCAGATAGTGGTTGGTGGATATTTGGCTCAAGCTATGAAACATCTGTTTGGAAAGAAGGCAATTCAATCTTTATAACAAACCTACAATCACACACAATATTTTCAATTATAGGTCTATATTTTGGTGGTTCTTTAACTAGGAAGTAAAATGGTAGCTAAAAAATATCAAAATAAAACTGGTGGATTAAATGAAGCTGGTAGAAAGTTTTTTAAAAGAACTACAGGAGCTAATCTTAAAAGACCTGTAACAGGTAAAGCACCTAAAGGATCTAAAGCAGCAGCAAGAAGAAAGAGTTTTTGTGCAAGAATGGGTGGTGTTAAAGGTCCTATGAAAGATTCTAAGGGCAGACCTACAAGGAAAGCACTAGCACTTAGGAAATGGAAATGTCGCAAATCATAACTAAGCAATGCTTATGGGTAATGTTGGTTTTGATATTAGTCTATGGCGTAGCTGATGCAATAGGTGATGTAACAAGCTCAGGATCTACAACTAATACCCAATCTAATAATGCTGGATCTAATACTGCCATTACCGGTGGGTATGAATCAAGCACTACATATCAATCAGGCTCATCTTCTAACACTACTACGAACAATGAGACCAATAACAGCACAAATACTAAAACTGCTGTAAACCCCTCTAATGCACCCAGTATGAGTGTTTATAGCCAAGATAGCTGTGTTATACCACTTGCAGCAGGAATGACTGTAATCGGCTTCTCAGGCTCTTTTGGGAGCTATTATACAGATCCTAACTGTGAAAGAAGAAAGTCTGTAGCTGTATTAGCTAAACTCGGCATGAAAGTCGCAGCAATATCTTTAATGTGTCAAGATGAGAATGTATGGGAAGCTATGATGAACGCAGGTACACCTTGTCCTATAGATGGATTAATTGGTGAGAAAGCTAAAGCAAGATGGATAGAAAAAAGAAAAGGCGAATTAAGTAATCAAACAACTAAACCGAGTATGACTTGGAATGATTAGAGCAATATTATTATCTTTAGTGTTAACTGGTTGTGCTACACACTCAGTTACTTTAGGACCAATGACAGTTTATGGGAGCAATGAGCAAGAAATATACTTGCCTGAAAGACAATGAGATATTTAATACCTTTATTATTTCC